TCATAGGAGATTACATATATAGTACACAAGTACGGGATAAATCCTCTGGAAATATTGTGGTTTTTAGCAAAGATAATGGCATCACTTGGGAAAAATGGGCAAATACAGGTGTATGGAGTTATATTTCTGATTTTTATATTACCTCCACTCACGAAGGTCTGAATGTAAATTCTAGTGGTGTATACAAAGTACCTATTGGAGGAACAAAAACTCCTAACCCTTTTATTAATAGTGGAAAAGAAATTTTTTACAATAAAAATATTACTTTCAATAGAGTAATTTGTGATGATGAAATGAAAAATATCATTGTGGTCTCAATAGCTGGCGACGTCTATAAATCAACTAATGGGAAAGATTTTTATCCTGTAAGAGAAGTTAATACCCGTAGACTTGTTGATTATCAATTTCGTGCTTTTAAAAGAGATGTAAACCATATATGGATTGGTGGATTGGATGACAAAAATCACAAAGCTATAATACTATTCTGTAATGGTAATAATGAACAATGGACAGAATATGTATTTGAAAATGATCCCGAAGGAATGGCTGTCGATGTGGATTTCCCTACTAATCAAATAGGTTATTGTTTAATATCATCTCAAGCGAATCAGAGAATATACAAATCTACTGATGGGGGATACTCTTGGCAGAAATTACCTTTTGAATTTCCTTTAATAGCTTATCACTCCTTGGCCTTTAAAGATGAAAATATAGGCTGGGAATCATCAAGCAAAGTTATCTACAAAACTACTGATGGAGGCTATACTTGGCGAAAAGAGTTTGAAGGCGAAAGCAGAATCAAAAAACTCTATTACACTGAAAATGTACTTTATGCTTTTGCAGAAGATGGTCTGTTATACCGCTACTATTTTAAATAGTGAAATTACTTAACCCCCATTGGGATACTATGATTTTTACTTGCGAAGTGAAAAACTACTGATATAAAAGCTGTTGCAAATCTTACCTTGCAACAGCTTTTATTTATTTTCTATCCGAAAGACTTTTTACTTGTCTCTTTCTTCTATCTTCAGAATAGATAAGGAATTGCAACTAATGCGGAGCAAGCCTATCATGCACATAGGGGCGAGAGTCTCTTGCGGGAGTGGCATTCGCAAGAAAGCGCTAGAGGAGCAGCTCAAGCAGCATGAGCAGCGAAGACAGCCTTTGGGAAACGCTGGAGGAATCCATCCGCGACGGGTATTTCGTCCCCTTCCAGTTTTCAGCAGAGGGCGATGAGGCACTGTTTCCTCTCGCAGCGCGAATGAACACACTAATGCTGCTACTGGGAAACCGGATGCGCAGCGCACTAAACATCCTGCGCGAGCTAGATGAAGACGTGAGCGCCATCCTGCGCGACCCGGCAAACGGCGACATCCACATCCGCCTCAACTATGGCAACTACATCGGCGGGCTACTGATTTTCAGCGGTAACGGGCTGCCCAGCCACATCACCTGGCATGGCCGCCGTCTCAATGGCGGACGGCTGACTTGCTTCAACCGCGCCACACTCACCGCCTGCGGACTGGATTTAGCGGCGATATTCGACAGCCACCTCGACAGCCTGTCGCTTGATGCGGCGGCAGTACAGCAATTTATCGACGAGCGCCGCGCCGCACAAGGCGACCTGCCGTTTTAACCCCCTTTAAACAACCTATTAAACCGGAGAAAAACCCATGACAACAGCCAAAAAGACCCGCATCAAGGCACAAACGCTGGAGGCGCCGCAAAGCCGCGAAGAAACGCAGCGCTGGATACGCGAACTGGGCGACGCACAGCGCGAGCACGGGCGCACCACGGCGGAAATGAACGACAAGATTGCCGAAATCACCCACAACTACACCCCCGAACTGAACGTACTACAGGCGCGGATAGAGGAGCTGCTGAAAGGCATCCAGGCATGGTGCGAAGCGCACCGCGACGAGCTGACCGACGGCAAAAGCAAGACCGCGAATCTGGTCACCGGGGAAGTGAGCTGGCGCACGCGCCCGCCGTCGGTTGCCATCCGTGGCGTGGATGCCGTGCTGGAAAACCTGCGCGCACGCGGCCTGGAACGCTTTATCCGCATCAAGGAGGAGCCGAACAAGGAGGCAATGCTCAACGAACCGGACGTTGCCGCCGGGGTGGCGGGCATCACCATCAAGCGCGGCGTGGAAGACTTTGTGGTCGTGCCGCATGAAGTGAGCGGGGTGCAGTGATGAAACGGGACAAAAACGACCTGTTGGCGCGCATCAAGAAATGTTTGGCGCTGGGCAAATCATCCAACCCGCATGAGGCCGCCGCCGCGATGCGGCAGGCGCAAAAGCTGATGGCAATGGCGGGTGTGACCGCCGAGGACGTCGCGCTGGCAGGGATTACCGAGGCCAAGCTGGGGCTGTCATCGAAAACCCTGCCACGCTGGCACCACGTCTTGATCAGCACCGTCGCCCGTGGCTTTGGTTGCGAGTGCATGATGGCACGCAGTTTTTTTGGGGAGCCGTTTGTGTTTTTTATCGGCACAGCGGCGCGGGTTGAAGTAGCGAGCTACGCCTACACCGTGTTGCGCCGTCAAATCATGGGAGCGCGCAAAATATTTATTGCGGGACTCTCCAAAAATTGCAAAACGCGCAGCAAAACGCTGCGCGCCGACAGCTACTGCGAGGGCTTTGTGCTGGCGTTACAGGACAAGGTGCAGGCATTGACGCTGCCGGAAGAAGAACAAAAGCTGCTGGATAGCTATATGCACCAGCATCATCTCGACCTGAAAAAGGGCAAATGCGCGCGCGACGACGACAAGGCCGAAAAAGAGCGGGCAAAGCAGCCGGATTACCGCTATCAGGGCTATTGCGACGGCCAAAAAGCGACCCTGCGCCACGCCGTCCACGGCAGTACCCGCCGCCCCGCATCGCTGGAGTATCAATCATGAAAACCCTGACCCAATGGCTTATTGACCGTCTGCGCCGTCGTGAGCGGACGCACATCGAGCTGCACGCACAAAGCGGTGAGGTCATCATCCGCCAGGGCTTGCGTCGGGTGCGCCTGAGCCACGCGCAATACCTGCAAATCGAGCAGCTGAAAGGGTGGCAGCGATGAAAACCCGCTGCCCCTGCTGTGGTGCAACGACCAGTCTCGATGCGCTGGTGGCCAACGATGACGCCCGCGACGCCCTACGGGCGTTGATGGGCATCGGCGGCGACCTTGCCAGAGGCGCGGTCGTCTATGCGGGGATGCACCGCCCCGGCAAGAGCGAGCTGTCATGGGAGCGGCTCGCCAAAATCCTCGGCGAGCTGCTGGAGGCGATGCAAGCAGGCGAGATTACGCGCAACGGGCAACGCTATCCCGCGCCGCAGGCGGCATGGCTGTGGGCATTTGCCGAGATGCGCAAGCGCCGCGATGCGGGCAGCCTGACCCTGCCGCTAAAAGGGCATGGCTACCTCTACGAGGTACTGTCCCGCTGGGAAGCGCAGGATGCCACCACGACCGTGATGACCCCTGCAACCGCTCCGGTGGTGGCAGGCGGTAAACCTGCCAGCAAAACCCTGAGCGGCATCGCCGCGCTGGAAGGACTGAAACGATGAGCAGCCTGCCAGCCAGCATCCACAACGCCATCATTGACGGGGTACAGCGCCTGTATGTGCTGCGACTTGATGGCGCACCGGCGGATGACACCCTGCCGCTGACGACGCAAGTGTGGCTCGATGCCATCGCCTGGCGGCGGCAGTGGGCAGATGACGATTTGCTGCGGCTACAACAAGCCTTTGTTGCGCTGACCGCAACCGCCAAACGCTGGCCGCAACCGGCAACGCTGCTGGAGATGCTGCCGCCGCGCCCGGCGCCATTGGCGCTGCCGACACCGCCCAAAAGCGACGCACAACGCGCCGAGGACGCGATCTGGCTGGAGGGCATGCTTAACATGATTACCGGCAAAATGAAGGTCAAAAACCATGAACCCAGATGAAATCAACGCACTCAAACAACGCCTGCGTCGGCCGACACAGCAACGAGCGGCGCTGACCGCCGTTACCCTCGAATGCCAAACACTCGCCATACAGATGCCGGAGCTGACAACGAAAGAAACAGCTGAACGCCTCGATGCGCTCATCCGCATGCTGTCACTCATTAAGCAAATTACAACGGAAGGAGAGAACCATGCCTATGAACCCCGAACACCGCCGCGCGATGATCGCCAAAATCAAGATCGCACAGAAGGCACTGGCGATGAACGACGACAGTTACCGCGCCCTACTCACCCGCGTCACCGGGAAAGGCAGCGCCGCTGCCCTAGAAAAACGCGAAATGGAGGCGGTGTTGCGTGAAATGCAGCGCCTCGGCTGGAAGCCGGTCAACCCACAAGGGGCGCGTCCTCGTGTTGCCAGCGAAAAAGACCGTACCCTTGCCAAAATCGGCGCCATCCTCAAAGAACTGAACCTGTCATGGAACTACGCGCACGGCATGGCCAAGGCGATGTTTGCGCGTGAGCGTGTCGAGTGGCTAGACGCAGCGGAATTACACAAACTCATGCAGGCGCTGGCTGTCTATCAGCGTCGCCAGCGAGTACGACGAGCCCAAGCGCAGGAGGCCAAATGAACGAGTACGCCGAAGCACTCTACGAAGTTGCCGAGCTGCTGCCGCCCTCGGTGGCAGATATCGTCAACACCATCGGTATTGAGCCAACTCTGCGCTTAGTGACGGCGCTGGGTGGTACATCCTACGATTTCCCGGTCGGAGTGGCAGACAGCCCGCGCCTGCGTGTGCTGCAAGACATCCTTGCCCCTGACGAAATCGACCGCCTGCTCGCAGTCTATGGTGGTGCACGCTACTACATCCCCAGATGCGAGGCTGCGCTACGTGAGCTGCGTAACCGTCAGTTTCGTCACGCCGTTGAGGCGATGGTGGCGCGGGACGGCATCAGTCAAAAACTGGCCATCCAGCAGCTTGCCCCGCAGTACGACATCACGGAGCGCTGGGCGTATGAAATCCTGAAACCGCCCGCGCGGCCACAACCCGGACTGTTTTAAAAGCAGCAAAAACCGCCTTTTAACGGCGGTTTTTTTTGAGATTTCGGGATTTTCGGGAAGCGTTGAGATAGTCCCCCAATTTTAGCAAAACAAGCGCAGCACTACCGCTGATGAATGAAAGGATAAAATCCACTATCCTCCCTAAAAAGGAAAACACAACAATAAGCATTAGGAAAAACAATGCGTAAGGAAGCAAGTTTTTTCTCTTTTGCATTTTTTCGCGCTCTGCATCTTCTGCCTCCAATTCTCGAAGGCGCTCTCGCCCTTCCTGCTTCATTTCCATAGAAAGAAGCTCCTTACGCACACCGCTGGTGTGATAATCCCATTTTAGTTCTACATATAGTTTTTAGTTCAACTTGTCAAGCAATCCCCAATCTTGGGGCCGCATTGTGTCATTCTCTGAAATGCGGCGAAGCATTCTCAACTCATCATTTTTTTGACGTCATAAAAATATTTATCCGTTTGTTTTAACGCAAATTTTATTCTGTTTCCGCATACTTTTGCAACGCTGCCTTGAGTACCGCCTTTTGCGAGTACTCAGTGAGGACGGCAAGGCGCTCAAATGAGGGGATTCATCTTGTTGCTCCCTTCAATTACCCCCCGCTTCGGTAGGAATTTGCCCTTGTTGGGCATCCCAACACAAGAAATCATAACCGATGTTGGGTTTTAAGCAATGGGGCGTTGCAAAAACATTTGCACCAAAAACAGCATGATCGCTATATTCAGCCCGCTACAGACAAAATTTAAGGGTTGAATACATGGACATTCAGGACATTGACGCACTCATAGCGACTTTGACGCCACACGCCAACAGCAGGGATTTTTCCCTGCATTCGGCGTTCATCAAGGTGGCCTGCCAACAAATCATCAAGGACGGCAAAGTCAAACTGCCGCGTGGCGGTGGCAACGTGGCCAAACACATCAAAGACCATGCCGATGGCTCGGCAGATTTGGGCGAAATCCTCTACGACGCGCATCATGGTGCGCCTTTTGTGTGGCCGCTATATGAGCGCTGCGCCGCTTTTTGCCGCGAGCATGACTGCTACGCGGGCGCCTTTGCTGATATACCGAGAAAACCGCAAAAGCCGCAAACCATTGCCGCCGCAGCGGCATTGCTGAAAGTGGCTGACCTCAAAGCGCTATTGAAAACTGCCGGACATAGACCGGCTACGACCAAAGCCGCGTTGGTTGAACAGGCGGAAAACCTGCTGACACTGGCAGATTTTGACCCCGTGGTCATGCCGTGGCTGGCAGCGGCGCGAGCGAAATACGAAAACGACCTCATCTACGAAAAATATGCGGCGTTGGCGTGGATGGTACTGCACCGCGCCTACTTCCTGCGGCAAATCGCGCACCCCAATCCGCTGTTTTATCCGGTAGTTTCCGAGGAATTGGTGCAGGACGAAGACCGGCAGCTGGCGACCTGGCTTGATGGCGACGGCTATGCCGGGGTCGTGCAGGGCGAGAAAATCGCCAAACTGTTGCCGCTCTTTCCCGGCGATCCGTCAGATATTAGCTTCAAAGTGCGCCGTCGTTCATAAGGGTTGCAAAAACATTTGCACTATAACTAACGAGCCGATAAATTTTACAACCTACCAATACCAGAGCTGTTGATATCGAAAAATGGAATAAACAAAGGAGCATGAAATGACTATCGGACATAATTTTGAAATATTGGCAGGCGTTATCCACCGTATAGCCAAGCCTCAGTTTGCCAGTGCAGAAGAAAGTACTTTGGACTTGAGGGATGTTTTGCACAGCAAAAACGACCATCTACGCAAGTTTGTGGAAAATGCGGAAGATATTTTGCTAAAAGGCGGCAGCAACCGGTCTTCCAGCGGCGGCTTTAATACCGACAAAACCTTATCCAAAGTGCTGGCGGATAAAGATTTTTCCTTTGAGAACGATGAAGAATATTTAAGCGTGTCGCGAGAGCTGCTGGAAGGGCTGTTTTACCACGTCAGCAAGAAGAGCGCGACTACCGGCGAGCACGTGCCGGTCATTTTTTATCGTAAAAACGGGCGAGAGTATTTGCTGCTTACCTTGATAAGTCTTAACAGTTATTTGAACATCAACGAACAAGGTGAGTTATCCGATATTGCGGTGATTGACAAGGATGCGCTGAAAGTAGGTGTGCGCGTGGACTTACAAGCCATGCAGGAGCACTACCACGCACCACCAGCATTTGAAGCGCAGCCCTATGTACGCTGGATTGAGCGGCGTAACAGCCGTTTGCCCGATTACATACAAGACTACATCCCGGTCGGCACAAAAATAGACGATCGTAAATCCACCCGGGAACTGATGGTCGCACTGGATCGTTATCTGGATGAGACCCTTGTGGAAAATGATGAGGTCAAGGAGAAGGCGCGAACAGAAATTTTGCAGATGATGCGCCAAAAGCGGCAGCAAGATGAACACCTGCAACTTGAAGAAGACATAGACCCCCTGTTGCATAATATGATGCAGCGTGAAGGCATCGAAGCCGTCGGATTCCAAACATGGCGGCAGGAAAACGGCGTTGACCTGAACTCTTTTTTCAAACCGGAAAAACGCGCATTGGACGAGTTTGAAAAATTCAAAATCGTGCTGCCTGAAAGTGGTGTTACCGTGCGTGGCAACCAGGATGAACTGGGGCGCAAGGTAAAAATAACCACCAGCGATGGACAGCATTATCTAACCATCGGCATTGATGAGGCCGAGAAGAACAGGCTGCAAGGACAATACCCACAATTGAATAAGAGATGAACACCTATTTTCTGGACATTGCCGACCGACTGAACATACCCGACCCTAAAAAACCGCAGCTGTTGCGTGGCGAGTGTACGCCACAAGATGAGGATGCGGCCAACCGCCTTAAGGCATGCCTTCTTGAGGCAAAAGACAAGGCCGGGTTGCAGTTTTTGTCCGATGTGGAAGTTGGCAAGTCTGTGGAATTTGAGTTCAGACCCCATAAAAATCTGTTGCCTTTTGCCGGCTATGAAGATTTTTGGAACAACTACAGCTTGCAAGAGATCCGCACGGAAGACGAGCTGCGAGAATCGTTTTTCCATCGATGGGCAGTGGCGCATCAAGACGCGCGGCGGATTGGCGATGATGCCATTGATGCCGTCTTTGCCTTCTTGCAAGTGCTGCCGGGTATGGGTTATCGGCATGGGAATACGCTAATTTTTCTCGGCAAAAACGCCATTGAAGTGCGCTGCGTCTTCAGCGAGGACGCAGCGCTGGAAATGACGGCACTTATGCGCACGATCAGCGCTGGGCAAGCAGAAAAAATCCGCAACTTCAGCCTGTGGCTTCAGGAAGGCGATGAAGGACATCAGGCAGAAAAACGGCAAATCTTCTCCTTTGCGCTTGGCAATCTATTACATGCAGAAAGCACCTGGAATATCGCCCGGTTGCTGGAAAACTTCACGCTACTGGAAAAAGAGGTGCGCGGACAATACAGCCTGTATATGGAAAACTTCCGCTATGAAAAATTTGTCAAAAAACTGGAAGAAAGCAGCGAAAAATTCGTAACCCGCATCAACGACACCTTGAGCAAAATATTCTCACAAGTGCTTGCCCTGCCTGTCGCCGCCACCGCCTTGAACCTCTTCGCCAAAACTGGTTCATGGATTGGACATGTAGCATTACTGCTCTACTGCGCGCTGTGCTTTGTAGCGCTCATCAACCAGACACAAGTATTGCAGCATCTCCATGATGAGTTGGAAGATTACCAAACTTCCGGCAAAATCCCGCAAACGCTTACAGAACAATGGGAAAAGCAGACACAAAAACTGGAAAAACTCTTTAAATCACAACGTATTCTAGCCATATTGATGGCAATCACCATTACCGCCTGCGCAGGCTATGCAGGATATGCCCTCTATTCCTTATTTCACATGGGCTGACGCATCACGGCGCAATTATCCAGTAATTCCTGACAACTGAACTATCAACTATTACGCAATAGTTGCCGAACCCCGTTTTATGCGGGGTTTTTCTTTGCCCGCTGAACCGCGGCAACTACAAGCGCTTACGCGCGTGCGTACATACTGCCGCCCATCATCCACGGGAGCAGAACCATGTACCACATTGACAAAATCGTTATTCATTGCGCCGCCAGTACTAACGGGCAGGCGCTCGGAAGCAGCAAACAAAGCGCGGCGCAGGTTATTGACGGCTGGCACGCCAAGCGCGGATTCCGTCGTCTGGACTACAACATCAGCAAATATAACGGCGAATTGCGCCACATCGGCTACCACTATGTGATTGATACCAATGGTGCGGTGGAGCCGGGACGGCACGAACTGGAAATGGGCGCGCACGTCAAAGGGCACAACGCGCACAGTATCGGGATTTGCATGGTTGGTACCGACCATTTCACGGCGGCGCAATGGGAGGCACTCGCCGCCTTGGTGCGCGATCTCAAGGCACGCTACCCGCAGGCGCATATTTGCGGCCACCGTGACCTCTCCCCCGACATTGACGGCGATGGCACGGTAGAACCACACGAGTGGCTGAAAATCTGCCCCGGCTTTACTGTCGCTGACTGGTTGGCGGGCGGCATGGCACCGCTCCCCGGCCATATATGCGAGGCGCGTCATGATTAAGGCCTACGAACTGGTGAGCAATGCCGATGGCCGCCTCTCCACCACCGCCACCATCCAGTTTGCGGGCTTTGTGGTGCTGTCGCTGGTGCTGCTCTTGGCAGTTGTTTTTGACCGCGACTCTGCCAGCGAACTCTATATTGCCTACGCCGCCTACTGCGGCGGCCTCACCGTGAGCAAGGGCGCCGTTACCGCCTACCGCGCACGCTATGAAGGAGAAAAAGAATGAACCGGCAAGATATGAAAGACGCCAAACTCTATCGCTTTGCAGGACATTCGGATGACGTCTTTGAAGAAGATGAAACCGGCTTTGAATGCTACTGTTTCAACGAAGAAGCCCGCTTCAGCTTGCGCCGCCACGATGGCGAAGGCGTACTGATTACCGGGCAATATCGTGAAAACGGCTGCTGGCATATTGGCGTGTCGTTACTGGATGAATCCCGCCCTTTGGTGCTTGCAGACGGCTGGAAATTTAGCCTACTCCCCACATCGTATAACAACGAGCTGCTGGTTTATGCGCCTACGGATGCCGAATTAACCTGCCTGGATAACGAGGAGGAAAGCGATGATTAACCTCATCCTCACCCTGCTTGGCCTCTGTGGTTTGCTGGGCGCACTGCTGTGGCTGGCGCTGGGACGCGCCAAACGCCTGCAAAGCAAGCTGGCGGATGCCGAGCGCACCATTGCCGCACAAAACCGCGTACTGGAGGCGGCACGCGAACGTGCCGAAATCGACTACCACGTTGAGCGCCTCGATGAGGCAGCGGTCATCGGCGAGCTGCAGAAGCAGGGAGATTTGCGTGATTAAAACTGCCGCTAAAACCACGTTAATGGCCCTGTTACTCACCGCCTGCGCGCGGCCACCTATCGTCATTGACAGCGGCTGCCACGCCTACCGGGTTATCCGCGCCTCGCGCGCAGATACCCCGGAAACGCTGCGGCAGGTGCTCTCGCACAACCAGACCTGGCGGGCGCGTTGCATGAGGCAGCGGCAATGACCGAGCAAATGCTCTATGGCGCCTTGCTGACGCTGCTCTCCGGCGTGCTTTGGTATTGGGTGCGTGGCGTAGATGAACGCGGCAAAGAAAACAAGCGCGCCATCGAAGACGTCAAGGAGCGCTACCAGCGGCGCGATGATGCTGGCAAGGATTACCAAAACCTCTACCACCTGATGCAAGACGTCAGGGCGCAAGTGGAAAAAATAAACGACAAACTGGACAGGAAAGCAGACAAGTCATGACGCAAATTATTACTGACCCGCGCTCCGCAGAAAGCGAAACGGCAGAAATGCTGCGCCTGATGCGTGACATTCACGCGCAAAACAGCCGCTTGCTGGAGCGCCTCGACAAACTGGAACGCGAACAAGGGCGGCGAGCTGCCGTCGTCGGATTTTCCGGCGGCATGGTGGGCGGCGGCATCGTCCACCTGGGCATTGAATTTATCCGCGCCAAATTCGGAGGGTAAACCGTGGCGCATGAGCAGAGCACCCGCGCCGAGTTGCGCCGCCTCTACGTCTTTGAACGCTTGTCGCTGGAGAAAGCGGCGGAATTGTGCAAGGTCAGCGTTGCCACCGCGCGCCGCTGGAAAGCGAGCGCGGAAAAGACAGGCGACGATTGGGAGCGCGTGCGCGCCGCACACACGATGGCAGGCGGCAGCCTCGAAGACATCGCGCGCCAACTGCTCACCGACTTGGTGCTGCAATTCAAGGCGACGATGGATGAGCTTGGCAACGTGAAGATTGACGCCGCCGAACGGGTGGCACTGCTCACCTCGCTCTCTGACAGCTACAACAAGGCAATATCCGCCAACCGCAAGCTGTTGCCGGAAACCTCACGTTTGGCGACCGCACTGGAAGTGATTAACCGCCTGGCCGATTACCTCAAATTGAAGCGACCCGACCTGCTCGGCGGCTTTTTGGAAGTGCTGGAAGACTTCGGCGCGGAGCTGGAACGGGAGCTTAAATGAAAAGCAAGGATTTCCTGAAGGATTTGGCGGCGCTCTCCGCCACCCTGCGCGCCAATATTGAAGCACACTATGCCGGCTGGGACGACTCTGCAAGCGCTATCGCCGCCCGCATCCAAGCGGTCAATGACCCGGTCAGCGGCTTTGAGTATTTTGTTGTCAACTATTTCCCGCACTACGTCCGCCATCCGGAAAAGAGCGACCTGCACCGCTATCTTTTCGAGCGGCTACCACGCATCCTCGCCTCGCCAAGCAGCGAGCTGGACGGCATTGCTGCGCCGCGTGGCGAAGCAAAATCCACCATCGTGACCCAGCTCTATACCCTCTACTGCATCATCACCGGCCGCAAGCGCTACATCCTGCTGGTGATGGAGAGTATCGATCAGGCATACCCAATGCTGGAAGCCATCAAAACCGAACTTTCCGCCAATCCGCGCCTTGCCATTGATTTTCCGCAAGTGGCAGGCGGCGGTCGCGTGTGGCAGGCGGGCACCATCGTCACCGGCAACAATATCAAGGTGCAAGTGGCAGGCAGCGGTAAAAAGCTGCGCGGCCTGCGCCACGGCGCCTATCGTCCCGATTTGGTGATATTGGACGACCTCGAAAACGACGAGCAGGTACAGAGCCCGACGCAGCGCGACAAGCTGCACGGTTGGCTGAAGCGTACCGTGCTACCGCTCGGCGCGGCGGGCGAAAAAATGGACGTGGTCTATATCGGCACCATCCTGCACTACGACAGCGTGCTGGCGCGGACGCTGGCCAATAGCGGTTGGACGACGGCACGCTTTCGCGCGGTTATCCGCTGGCCGGACAACATGACGCTATGGGATGAATGGGAGGCACGCTACCAAAGCAATAAAGACGCCGCCGAACGCTACTACGCCGAGCATCGCGCCGCAATGGACAAAGGTGCGGTGGTGAGCTGGTCGGCGCGCCCCATCCTTGAGCTGATGAAGCTGCGCGCGCGCGATGGCCATGCCGCCTTTGACAGCGAATATCAGAACGACCCGGTCTCCGGCGAGGACGCGCCCTTTGCCAATGCGCTGCAATACTGGGGGACGCTACCGCCTGACCTGCTGTGGTTTGGCGCGGTTGACCCCTCACTCGGCCGCCTGGGAGCTTCGCGCGACCCCTCTGCCATCTTGGTCGGCGGCTATGAGCGCGCGACCGGCAAACTCTACGTGGTTGAGGCGCAAATCAAGAAACGCCTGCCCGACCGCATCATTGAGGACGTCATCGCCCTGCACCAGCGCTACCACTGCCAAGTGTGGTTTGTTGAGGCAGTGCAATTCCAAGAATTTTTGCGCACCGAGCTCATCAAGCGCAGCGCGGCGCGGGGCGTCCCAGTGCCGGCGCGCGCGGTTACCCCGCACAGCGACAAGGCGCTACGCATTGAGAGCCTGCAACCGCACATTGCCAACGGCCTCATCCTGCTGCAGCAAGAGCAGGCAACGCTGATTGACCAACTGCGCCACTACCCCAAAGCCGACCACGACGACGGCCCCGATGCGCTGCACATGCTGTGGGCAGGCGCGGTGGCAAGCGCTGGCAGCGGACAAGGCTTGCGCCCGGTCGAAATCCCCGAACCCACCCTGTAAGGAGCAAGCATGTTTGGTCTTGGCAAAGACAAAAAAACGAAAATTGACCTGAAAGCGCTGGTTACTGATACCGGGCTGGCGCTCTCGCAATGGGCGGACAATTCAACCGCGGACTCCTTGCTCGCCGAGCTGGGGCTCTCGCGGATGGAACTGCTCAAAGTAACCAGCCTGGATGATGAATTTGAGAGCTGCCGCGAGGATATCCGCGCGGCGATGCTGGCGAAAAACTGGCGTATTTGGGGCGAAGATGTGGAAGAAGAAACCATCAACCGTCTCTACAAAAACCTGCGCGGCCACATGGCTGTCCTGGCCGATTTGGCCATCAATGCCCGCCTGGGCGGCTATGCGGTGGCCGAGTACGTCTGGCGGCGGGACTCTGACGGTCTGTGGTTACTTGACCGCATTGCCAACAAAAGCGGCGAACTGGACAGCTACGAGCCGAAGGCAGACGGTACCCTGCTCTACAAAGGCGCCGGCGCGGATGAAACCGTCAACCGCGAGGTCAAATTCCTGCTGCTCACCAGCCGCGCCGACAGCAAAAACGTCAAGGGCGACCCGCTGGCCATCCGTGCTTACCCGGCGGTACAGCTGCGCAAAAAAGGCTTGCCCTACGCGCTGCAATTCATTCGCCGCTACGCGCAGCCCTATGTGGTTGCCAAACAAAGTGGCTTTGGTGCGACGGTGGATGAATTTGCCAACAAAATATTCAGCTTCCTCTCCGGCGGCGGCATCGTCATCGGCAAGGACGACGAAATCGCCCTGCACAAACTGGACAGCGACGGCCAGGCCTTTGCCCGCATTGAGCGGCTGGCCAACGCGCGCATCCAGAAACTGCTGCTGGGAAGGGTGAAAACCTCGGAGCTTGACAGCGGCTCGCGCAGCGCACAAGAAACCGACGACAAGGCGCGCAAAGACCGTATCGCTGGTTACCTCGACCTGCTGCAAGAGGCAGGACAACACGCCATCAATGCACTGCTCGCGGTCAACCGCAGCTTTGGCCTCGCTATCCCCGCCCCGCAGGGGGTGTGGTTTGAGTTTGAGCGCGATGCCGAAATCAGCCTGGAGCGTGCCGAGCGCGACGCTAAATACCTTGCCACCGGGCAGGTACGTCTGACCGAAGCCTATTACACCGACGTCCTTGGCTTTGAAAAAGACCATATCCAACTGCTTGAGCCTCCTGCCAGCGATGGCACGGCATTGTCGCTGCGCCTCTCGCAGTCAGTAGGGGATGCAGGCAAAGGCGACCTCACTCACGACCGCAAAATACTCGCACCGAAAATTGACGCCATCCTTGCCGCCTTGTCTGATGCCAAAGACTATCAGGACTTCGAGGCGGCACTCGCGACACTGCAACTGCCAGACGGAGGCATGACCGCCGAACTCGAAGCAAAGATGAAACACGAC